TTTCTTATTACACATTTGGTATATTTTTACCGCTGTGTAAATAGCAGATAAGAAAAGTACAATAATTTTTAGCATCTGCTCCACGTTTGAAAAAGTCAATCCCACAGCTCCAGTATTCACCAAAAGAATATGGTCTGAAATCAGACTACTTGTAATCTTTTGAAATAGTGTTTTTCCCAGCATCGCTCTCTTTTTTGTTTAATTTTAAGAATAGTCTTAACTTCTTTTCGTTCTCTATTTTCTTCTCTTTACTAATCATCCTATCTCCATACCTCCCTCATAGTAAACTGTTCCTTTAATTGGCCACATTTGGTCATTAGAAGTTCTTGTGTTATACTCTGGAAATAAGCTATTATTAGCACATAAATAATCTATTAATCTCTCACTATAAAACTGAGCGTTATTTCTCTGCTCCTCCACTAATCTGTCCAGCTCACTTCTACTAATAGGAGAGCTATCTTCTGAGCTGTATGTACTCAAAGCTCCGTTATTAATCTTATAGAGCATACTAGGTAATATCTCCAGGATAGCCCAGTGTAAAGTAGCTCTCATTATGAAGTCTTGTAAAAGAGTCTTTTGGTCTGTAGTTAAGTTATCTGCTACGATAGCTGCTTTAATAGTCTGATAAAGGTTAGTTCCTAATATTGGCTGAATCCATTTATCTTGTGCTATAATAAGTCTAGGCTCTAAGAAAGTAGGATCTACTGATCCATTAATAGTACTGTATCTTTTAATATAATCTTCGTCTATAAATAAAACGCTTTGTGGTAATGCCATGATTTCTTAGCTTAATACTTTAGGGTTAACATTAGTGGCTGTAGGATTCTCAATAGGAAAGCTAGGCCTTCCTAAAACATCTGTAAATCCATTAGGATTAATTATTTTAAAGTGCTTCATTATATCCGCTGGTAAGAACTGGCCACCTTTATACTCCTTCCCTTGTATAGTTATAGTCTTTCCTTTAGGTACTCTTCTTAAGAAGTATGTTCTTCTGTTCCACTTATGTCTACAATTATAAGAGCCTTTCCATAAAAATATGCTATACCTTCCAAAAGGCTTATTTGTAACTGAGTTAGTCATAGCGGTTATATCTTCTCTTCTGTATAAATTAGCCTTATAAGTAGTAATCATCTCTATGCAGAAATTTCTACTTGTTCTAATCGGAGCTGGCCCGTCATACTTATATCTTATTCTGTAGAATCCGCTATCCAAATAAGACCTTTTATCTGGATCATTCTGTATGGCAAAGCTATAGTTTCTGCTGTAGTGATTGTCCACTTGTGGCTCATCTTCTACCTCTTCCTCATCAATCAAAAGCCAGTCTTTCTCAAACTCCACCTTATCCTCACCTATAGACTTCATGTAATCTAAAGCAGCATTCTCCTCCTCCTTGTTTGGAATGTACTTGTTACATTCATCCTTTACCTCCTTACCGAAGTTCATTTTATCAGATCCACAACAAGAGCTTAGATTCTGCTGAGAGCTTATTTCATTCTCTTCTAAAATTGGAGCATCCTCTTTAATAATTGTGATAGGTTTCATAGACTCAAAATAAAGGTCTAAATTAATTCCTACTTCTCCTAAGAGCTTATTTAAAGCCTTTAGTACTATAAGCTGATAAGGCTGGACTACTGTGGCCTCAAATAATTCAAAGCTAGTTCTTAGCTCATCTGCGTTATTTCCAAAACCAGAGCTATCCTTTACTCCAAAGAGCATAGGACTAGTGACTCTGTGGCCAATCATAATTTTTTTAGTTACTTCTTCACTTAAAAATTGGTATTGTTTATCAGCATCACTTAAAGGAAATGGAGTCATATCTGGCGCTCTGTCCTTTCCATCTGAAAAGGTCATAACAAACTTACCAGCGTTTCCCGTTCCGCTTAGTTCCTTTTTAATGGTTTGCTTTATCTGGTTTCTCTTCTCTATTCCTGGAACCCCATTAGAAAAATTTATGAGAAAGCTTGGAGCTAAACCATTTTTTATGTTATTCAGATGATAGATAGCTATTTCTTTATCTAGCTCTATGTAGTTTATAGCTCCTAGATAGTCTGGCTTTGGGTAAGTCTTATCTCCTACTGAATACCCTTTCACAGCAAAGAGCTGATTTGGATAAAGCATTTTATTCTCTGGATTAAAGGCTGCTATCTCTATTGGAGTGTTTTCCTTCTTTCTGTAGTTGGCCCAGTCCTCTGAATAAAAGAAACTATCTGTAACTCCATCCTCATTATTATCTCCAGCTCTCACCTTTTGGAATGGTACATGATAAATCTCTGTAAAAGTAGTTCTGTCTACACTATAGATAACATTCAAATAGAAGCCATTAAAGACTTTTAAGTCCTTTATGCACTTCTTTATCTCATCCTCATCCAAAGTATCTAAAAACATACCTAAACGCAGCCATTGGTCTGGTTTCTCCTCCTTATCAGCAGCAGTTAATCCCTCACCATAAATCATATCAGAAATACCATTAATAAGAGCTGAATGAACAGCACTATTCCTGGCCAATCCTATTAAAAAGTCTGGATAGAGATTGTCCTCTCCATAGTTTACCCATCCACCTCTACTACTAGACTCCGTAAAGTCCGTATCATAGTGAGATGATAAACCTATTCCATGTACTGCTGAGTTCTCAGTAGGTTTAGGAATTGTCTTGCTGTTTATTGTTCTTCTTTTAGCCATTGTATGCTACTGAATTTGGAATGGTTTGGTCATATTCTGTAAAGTAATCTTGAGCCTCTCCGACTAATAATAGTCCTCTCTCCACAAAGTGAGAAAAGTTTGGATCAGCCAAATCTAAATTTATATTTAGCTTATTCACAGCATAACAAAGGTACGTGAAATATCCACCATTTAGAATAGCCACTCCTCCATTAATATTACTCTCTGATCCATCTGTGTTTATGGAAATGTTCCAGTACCTATCTGTAGCTGTTATTATGCTATTAGCGCACATCACCTTGTACTCTTTCTGAGTCATTTGGTCAGTTAACACAAATATGACTCCTAAAGTATCTGCTTTTAAAGGCCAATTTTTAAGTCTTTCGTTAACCGTTAAACTGACTGTCTGATAGCCTGGAGTGTTTGGCTGGAGCTGTAACATTATACCTCCTCAGATTTGTCCTCTGTTACTACTTTAGGCTGTTTCTTTTTAACCTCACCTATTAAGTTTGGACAAAGCCTCTTAACCGTTTTTAAAGTGCTTTGTGAAGCGTTCTTTAAATCTACTAGTTTTCCATAAAGGGTAACATTATCTACTTTGGCTTTTAGCATCTTTCTATTTTAAAAAAAAAGAGGAACTATCAAATTGAAAGCTCCTCTTTTAAAGTGATATTAATTAAACTCGCTTTTCTAATTAAGCATATGGTGCAATAATTGAGATATCTGCAAAATTATCAAAAGGTATTGCTGAGTACTGTAATAATTTTCTAGCTGGTAATTTCTCACTAGCTGTGAAAGTTAAAGTGTATCCATTAGCATCTCCTTTAGCTGTTCCAGTAGCCGCTGTTCCAGCAGTTAACTCAGCCGAATCATACTGTCCTACCATCCAGATATTATCGTTATTATCCAAGACAAACAAAGCTAATCTAGTCTGAGCTACATTTTGAAGCTCCAATCTATCTGCTGCTGTTAATTGCATTAAAGAGATATTAACCGCTTGCTCCCAGAAAACCGTTCCATTCTCTACTGAGCTTGTTATGGTTTCAATAAAATCACCTACTCCTTGAGATAACTCATATCTGTAGATAGTGGCTGTTGGCAAAGTGATTATTTCCTCCGCAGCATCTGTAGTAATACCAGTAGTAAAGTCAATATGCTTCGCTAAAAATACCGTTTTAATCCCTCCTATTTTGTCTTTACATTGAAGTAATCTTCCGCTTGATAATGTACAAGGCATATCTTCTAAATTTAAAGGTTAATAATTATGATTTCTTGTAGGTTACTACATCCTCACCAATAGCTATCTGAGTTCCACCCGTAAATCTGTACACTACTCTTACATTATCTGAACCGTCCAAGTTACTCATGTCTAAAACTTTCGCTTCGTTCATGTCACCCCTAAGGTTAGTTCCAAAGAAGAAGTTTGTGTTTAGAGATAACATTAATTCATCATTAGCCATACCATTAGCCACCTCAATCTGGATTCCATCATAATTTAATGGCTTAACTCCGACATAAGATTCAAACTGATAGTTTTGCGCTCCTAAAGCGTTAATGTATGTCATTGCCACTCCTGGACTTACATAAAGTCTAAGGTCTGGATGAAACAATAACTGAGTAGGTATTTGAGCTTTTATTAATTCTAAGACATCAATAATATCTGCTGTAAGCATTGGGTCTTTAGCGTTAACTATTTTCTGAGCTGCTGGTACAAAAGTTCCAACTTGTGACTGAGTAAATAAACCATCGAAACTAGCAAAAGTTCCAGCTCCAGTTTTATCTCCTTGCCAAATGTTATTCTCGACATCTTGTCCAATCTTTCCAGCTACGTGTAGTAAAAGGTAAGTTTCAAAGTTTGGAGGAAGAACTGCATCTACTCTCAAACCTCCAGTTTGCATTGCTTCCCAATCTTCTCTGAAAGGCTGCTTACAAAGCTCAAGGTTTACTTGTAGGTTCTGAGGCTCAATTACTCTTTCTGCTAAAGTAACAGTACCAGCATCTAGAAAATCACACGCTTGTGCTGTAATTAATCCAGTAGATGATAGAGTTTTTAAAACTCCTTTATACTTTACATTTTCTTTTATCTGGATCAGACCTTCTGAAAGTGTTTTACCACTTAGAAGAGCTGCTGAGATATAGGCTTGAGCTAATTCACCTTCGTAAGAGCTGGTGATAGATTCTCCGAAATTATACTTTTTAGACATTTTTTTAGTTTTTTGAAGATTTGGAAAAGATAGACATTGCTCTCTCTGCTGCGTTCATCTCAGCTAAAGGTTTAGCAAATTCTACTTTTTGCACTTGATTAATACTTTTTTTGTGAACTGGGTTAGCTGCTGAAAAGTTCTTTAAAGATCCAGAAAGCTCTTTCGCTAAATTCTCCATTTTTAAATCGAAGTCTTTACTCAACTCCTCAAGAACTGCGATAAGCTCTTTTTTAGATACAGAAGCCTCTATAGCTTCCTCCTCTATTACTTCCTCCTCAATCACTTCGGCATCTCTGATTTCAGTCACTTGACCATCTTCAATAACCATAACTCTACCATCCTCAAGCTCGAACTCTCCAGTTGGTAAAGGCATCTTATCTCCTTCCTCAGTTACTACATAGGCTAAAACACCTACTGTCCACTCTTCAGCATCTGTGCCTATTAGCGTTCCATCTTTTAAATTGGCCTCAGCCATTAAAGCTACCTCCATTCCGAGCAGAGCTTTAATCTTTCCTAGTTTTGTTATTGACATTTTTTAAAATGAATTAATTAATTTACTCTTTTCGTTATTAAATAGTAGTGAAAAAACTATTCTGTTCCCTTTTAGCTGTTTTGACTAAGTAAAAAAGACCTCTGTAACCTACTGACTTTTATGTAATTAGATTATCTCTAAAAAGACAATATAGCATACCACAGAGAGTAGATAATGCCTTAAAACGCACAATAGAGGCCTTAAAACAGTTTCTCACAAAACCAAACTTTTAACCGTTTATTTTTCTATAATGATATTTTTAATCTGCTCACATAGCCTTTCTTCTTCATCCTCATCTCTAATCTCACCTAGACTATAAGTGAATTTAATAGTCATTTTAGTACCATCCTCATCTGTCTGAGTAGCATACAAAACTCCGTTCTCATGTAGCTCTTTCATCTGCTCCTCACTAAAATTATACTCATGGTCAAAATAAACCTCATCCAAATTAATCTCAGTATCTGCTGACATCTTTCTAGGAGCTTTGTCATACTTCTTTTTCTTCTTCTTATTTTTCTGCTTTTTATACTCCATAGCGTTTACAAAGAATCCCTCTATACTAAAGCCTTTAGTCTTTCCGCTTTTAACTTGCTCTTTCCAGATAGCATCATCATTAACTTTAATGGCCACCATCCAAGATCCTACTGGTACTTTAAAACCAAAAGCCTCAGATTTGTCTATAGGTGAATCCTTGATCCAGGACTCTACTACAGTTAAGCCATCAATATTCTTATCATGTTCTAGTGTATGGTTATGCTGCTTGTCATTCTGTAAAAAGAGCTGTGAGGCTTTCCTTACTGTATCTTTAGAAAACCAAACATAGTACTCCTTTCCAGTTTCCTGGTCATAGCGGAATATCTGTTTATTAGGAATTAAGGCTGGTCCTATAAGTATTCTCCTTTCCTTGTCAGCTACAGCAAAAGTAAATTTGCTTTTTTCTTGGTTTTTAAAGGCTAGGAAGTTCTCTTGTATGGCTGGTTCTGATACTAAGCTGATAGCATCTACTCCGAACTCATTCTCTTCCTCATCAATAATTAACTCTACAATTTCAGTCATTGTTCTAATTTTAAATTTATTATTTTATAGTGTTGATTGGTCCTTTATTACTTGACTGGCCTCTTGTGAGCTGGTCACATCTGAGCCAATTACATAGGCTTGAACTGGAGCTGTCTGTCCTACTTCTGAAACATCACCATCTCCTAAGAAGCTAAAGTCTATGTTAGCTGTTTCCTCTGGAGTTCCTAAGTTTGGCGCTCCTCCTCCTCCACCACCTCCACCTCCAGCTCCAGATGAACTTGGAACAGATGTAGAATCTCCTTTAATGGCTTGAATACTTTTAGCAGCACTCGCTAAAGTAGAGCCTATAGATAGACCAGCTTTTAAAGTGTTAAAGGCTACAAAAGGCATTCCACCAGTTAATGGAGATGCTGCTACAGATTTGGCATTAGCCACACCTAGACTAGATACTTGTTCAGAAACAGATTTAACAGAAGTTCTTACTACATCAGCTATAGCTAAAGCCTTACCTACTTTCTGCATATTCTTACCTCCTACAGATAGTATATTTTGAAGATTATCTATTCCCTCCTTTAGCTCCTTTTCTTTGTATGCTTTGGCCTCATCCTCTATCTCTTTCTCTTTCTTTAATTTATCCTTTAATAAATCATTACTCAGCTTTGTATATTTCTCTTCTATAAGTAGCTTTTGAGCAAAGAAGTTTTCTGCTCCGTTAATAGCGTTTAGGTCTGCTATTTCTTGCTGTATTAATTGCTCTTGCGCTCTTTCATAATCTGACTCTATGGCCATTAACGCTAGTTCATTAGTTAGATCCTGGATCTGCTGCCATTCGTCAGCTTGTCTTTTTAGTGTAGCTTCTAAATCTGTATCTGCTTGGTCTGTTGCCGTTTTTGTATCTGCTGCTGTCTTATCTTTTAGTTCTTGCGCTCTTGCTTCATCCTCTGATTTAGTTTGAAGAAGAAATCCATCTCTGGAATTTTTAAGTTTTGTGAGCTGCGCTAAAGTTGTTTTTATAGCTTCATCTGCTTTTGTTTCAATACCTTCCGCATCAAATAGTAGGTCTGCTGCACCTCCAGTAAAATCATCAGCTAGACTAGTTCCCTCATCTAAAATTCCAGTTAAACTTAATCCATAAGTCAAAGCATCCACAGCCACCAAAAGACTGGTGATTGGGATAGTCATAAAAGCTATAATACCTTGAGCTATATCTGTATTTCTTTTAGCTGCTTCTATTTGAGCTTTTTTGGTTAACTCCATTTGCTCAAGCTGCAATTCAGTAGCTGTTATTATTTCATTTGTCTGCTGTATCTTTAAATCACGTATTTCTCGGTCAGTTTTACCTTGTAACTTTAAAGAGTTCTCTTGTGCAGATATAGCCTCCAAAGCCTCCTTTTGTATTCTTAAATTCTCCTCAGCCTCTTCGTTTAATTTCTTTTGCTCTCCAGTTACACCACTAACCAGACCTTTTATATCATCCCAATAAGCCACTAATAATCCTATAGCCACTACTATAGCTCCAATTCCAGTAGATGCCAGAGCTAGTCTAAACAATTTAACTCCTTTAGTAGCTGCTCCAGTAACAAAAGCACTTACTCCAGTAGCTACGGCTCTAGCTTTGTCCGCTATAATTGACTTGCCTATAGTTTCTATTAGTTTACTTTCTGCCAAAGACCTAAACCCTACAGCTATGGCAATAGCTCCTTGAGCTTGTACCATTGTCTTTTCTAAAGTTTCATTTTCTAGACCTAATAAGGCTGCTGCTCCAGTAGCTATGGCAAATCCTCCAGCTATTCCCTCTCCAAACTTTACAAACTGCTCAGCTTTGGCTGTTGGATCTAGTGCATCTATATCTCTCTGGAATACATTAAGCTCTTTCTTAGCATTACCTAGCTCCTTACTTAGTTTCTTAAATTCAGCACTTCCTAAGTCAGCACTTTTTAGCTGAGATTCTAATTCTGATACTGCTCCCTCTAGCTGGTTTATGCTGGTGATTGACTCACTAACCCCGTCTATCTCTAATTTAACTACGTATGTTTTAGCCATCTTTTTTAGTCTTTATAGTTTATCCTTTATAGGGTTTGAGTTGTGTATAGGTCTGCGTACAAGAGGCCGTAATATAATCTTTGCCTTTAGCTCCATCTTCTATTAAAAACATCTGGATTCCAGAAGTAGTGATGTGGTAATGGATGTAGTAAGTTGTGCTACTCTGATACTGATTTACTACAGTAGCTTTATTTACTCTGTAGTCTTTTGCTCCAGTAGCTGCATTATCAGAATTTCTATGTATTAGATTTGTATCTGTAAAGGCTTCTGGAGTCATAGTAGTAAAAGCTCCACTTTCAAAACTTAGAACTACGTCATTTCTAACTATCCAGGCTGTATCTTGATCAAAAGTTATTTTTGCCCCATCATCACCTTGCAGAAATAGCTCTATTCCATACACTTTTCCTACACCGTCACTTTGCAAATATCTTGTTTCGCCTTCACATAGATAAATTAGCTTTCCATGATTTGCTCTACCAGTCCTTTCCTCTGATACGCTCCTTCCAGACTTTTTACCTCCTCCCAATGCCCACTCAGCTTTGTGAAGTGCCTCTCCATTAATTCCTTGAACTGAGGCAAAAGAGATGTCTGTAGCTGTAGGGTTTTCTAAGGCCAAACTATCCACCTCTGAAATAGTATTTCCATGTCCGCTTATTTGTCCATAAACTGATCCACTACTTAAAGTATTATCTACTCCTAGAATCATATTTCCAGAGCCTCTGTATTCACCTTGTGACCTTCCAGCTAGTACCATATTCTGTCCTAATGGATTTACACTTTTAGGAGTTCCACTTGTAATTAGCTTTGTTGGTAGAGTAGAGCTTAACGGATCAGCATAAGTAAAATTAAGCCCGTTTGTTGCGCTAACTATATCACCTCCTAGTCCTCCTCCTGGATCAGATAAATACCTACAGCTATAAGCTGATAAAGCAGAAACATAAACCCAATTATATCCAGCAAATAAACAGCACTCTTCTGTACCAGGTCCAGTAACTCCAGCCTCGTTAATCATTGTTATAAGACCATTGTTTGTAGAGCTGTCTGGTATCCATTCACAAGTCACGTTAACATCTGGAAGTTTTAAAAGCTCTACTTGTACGGTCTTACTGTCTGTTATGGTCCAGCCATTAATTTTATTGATTCTCCAGTAGGAATCCTTAATCCATATCTTATCGTTAAACTTAAATTTGAAAATGTCAGCAGATGTTATTCTAAAATTGGCCTTCATTAATTTGGCCGTTTCGTTATAAATCTCATCCACAAAACCTTCCCAGTACTTTTTGTAAAGAGTTCCTTGTGGAGCTGACTGGATATAATGCCAAGGAGTTTCCATTCCAAAGTTTAAATCGTCACCATTTAAAGTAATGGCTCCAGACTGGAAATAGTGAGAGGCTTTAGGATAATATATTTGGTTAGTGGTAACTGGTGTACCAGTCAAATTCTGCTCATGGAAATACCATTGTACTCCAGCTGGTATTAATCCATGCCAGACTAAGATTCTAGGCTTTGGCTCAATAGCCGCACCAGATTGGTCTATCAGCTTTGGAATTATCATGCTCGTATCTGAGATAATCTGGGCTGGAGTAGCCACGAAATCTACCTCTACTTTTCTCTCACCTTTAGCAAAGTCATTGTTTGTCTGGTCTATTAATTTTCTACCATAAACTCTATTACTGTTTTCTTTAGTTAGTTTACTTAGTATGTCCTCTCCTTGTTTATAGGTGAATAAAAGGTTCTCAGTCTGTAGCTCTGTAGTAGGAGTTATTTGTATGTCTTTAGAAATGTCTAGCTTGTCTGTCCAGTCTACTATATCTCCTCCAGCTATCCAAGTTTCATAAGGCTCTATTAAAAGATTGGTTTCATTTTCTGGATCTGGAATTATGATAAGATTGAACATCTTAGTAATGCTATTAAAAAGGTCTATGGCCTTTAAGTCTGGCATACACTCTGTAAAGTCTACATTAGTTCCACTATTAAAATCATTAGTAGGTCTAACATTAAAAAATGAGCCTTCACTCTGTATCCCGTTATTATCTAAAGCCTCTGTAAGAATAGGATAATTTTGAGCCACACTACTTCCACTCCTAGCCACAAGTCTAATATAATCACCTTCATTTAATCCAGCCTCAATTCCTCCATTATAAACTGTAGGAATAAATGCATCTACATCTACAAATACATTTCCACCTATTACTGTAGTTTCTGATGGTATAAAATTAGTGTTTGGACAGCTCTGAATGTGAAAGTTTGTATTTTGCCAAACATTACTATCTTGAATTTTTATAATAAAAGTAAGAGTGTATTGTCCATTTTGAGTGACCTCATAATAGTTATAGGTGTATCCATCAGAGTCAGTAGCTGATCCAAAGTTACTTCCATTATCAAAACCTCCATTGGCTAAGGATACTCCAAAGATATTTAATGGCAGTCTTACAGAGCTATCTGCTATAGATATGTTTGTAGTAGTTCCCGATGGCTGAGGAGTTACCATTTGAGTAGTAAACTCATTGGCTAAAGCTCCACCTTGACTGAAAGTATCACCTTTAGCTCCAGGAGTTAGAATAATTAACTTAGCAAAGTCTGTATTATTACTAAAAAAGTCTGATGTATAGGTAAAGCCTTCCTCTGCAAAAATAGCATCTATTATAGCCTTTAATTTTATAGCTGGTTTCCATTGGTTTAAGTTACTACCATCTACTGGCTCCTCTATGTTCTGGCCGCTTCCACTTACACCATCTCCTCCATAGTAATTAGCTCCCCAATCTATAAGTGGGTAAACTACATCTCCTCCTAGTAAGTTATTTGCCCAGCTTAGATAGACATTTGCTGCTGTGAAGTCATGGTCCAGAGTAGCTAAGAAGGTAGTGTAATCTTCTAGCTTTTTATCTCCTACCTCTGCTCCAAAGTTGGCCACATCTCCAAACAAAACTACCTCATACTCTACAAATCTACCCTTCTGAATAATTACATTTTTAAGCTGAATGTAACCTACTAGCTGTGGTAAAGTATCAAAGCTCAGAACTGCATCAGCTTTCTTTTTAGGGTTAAAAGTTCCAGAAATATTGACGTTATACTGTGATCCAAAAAAGTCATTATTCTTAGGAGTTCCTGGAATCCTAAAACTCTGTGAATGGTTTGAGTTAGTCTTACTAAAATCTTGGACATTACTAAATTGGTAAGTAGTAGGTATAGAGATGTTTTCATACAAATCCATTACTACCTCTGTCAGCCCATCTTGAGTTTTTACCGTTAATATTACATCTCCTTTTTTAGCCATGTCTAGTTATTTGGTAAAAATCTATTATTTGACTCCATTACATTTAGCTTTAGAGTTTGAGGCTTCTTGCCATTGGTCTGAATTACTGAGAAGTTACTGTCCATTACATTTACTGGAATAGATACTGGTACGGCATTCTTCTCACCTCTTAGAGATGGCTGTAAAGTAGTCAAAAGAAATACACTAGAGCTAGAGAACAATGAGGATAGACTCCAGTAGTCACTCTCAAATACCCAGTCACTAGATAAGGACCACTCTCTAGTCTCATAGTTCTGAGAATCAGTTAAACCTCTCTCTTGTGCATTATAACTAAAGTCTGTGGAGGCTCCAGTATTAGCGTAATTACCTCTGACCTTTCTATACTTCTTTTTAGATACATTAATCTTAACAGTAGTTCTCATATTGAAGTCAAAGTAGTCATAACCTCCTCTAGTGTTTAGCCACATTATAGTAGCAGTTTCAAACTTGCCTCTGTACACTCCTCCACAACAGTTATAATCCCAGACAAAATTATAAACTAATGATTTGTTAACTCCTCCAGCGTCTGTCACATAAATTTTATAATAGTCTAGTAAGCTGCCTAGAGTGTTTGGCTGGTCAGTTATAGGAATATGGTTATCTAAGTATTCTATGTTAGCTGGGCCACAAGGTATAACGTTAATTTTGCTCTGTGGAAAGGTAAAGCCAGTAGTCTGAGTTACTGGAAAGCTATGAGTTAATACTGTGCCATCTGTCTTTACCGCCTCATAAACTATATTAGTCCAAGTATTACCGTTTAGAGTTCCATCGTCATTAGTGACCTCCAAAGTCCTCCAGCTTTTACTATTTACTCTTTCTATCATTTGGTTATAAGGTGATAAGCTAGAGTATGGAGCGCAGTCAGAAACTAGGTTTTCTACTCTGTCACTTAAAAGCTCATCATCACCAGTATTATTTGAAAATATAGATGTAGTGCTGTCGTCATAATTACGATATGGAGGGATAGAGGCTAACCATAGAAAGCCAGATTCGACAGCTAGGGCTGGATATATTACTGGAGCTGTAGTAGCTGATGCTGCAAAGCTCTCTCCTATCTCTATCTCATATCTTAACTGACCATCTCCATTAGTCTGTTGGTAGATGTTAGTAGGGTTAGCTGCTCCAGGCTGAAATCCATAAGGTATATTAGGCGCAAAAGCGAACTTACAGAATATCTCTGGAGTAAGCTGATCCTGGCAAAGCTCTCTGAAGTTAAACACTCCAGCATTAGCGTTATTCTGAGAAATAAGTACTCTACCTTTTAACACTCCATTAACCTTCACATCAAACACATACTGAAATTTAGGTTGTGCTGCATTGGTAGTAGTAGCCACTATAATTAAATCCCTTCCTATAGGCTCAAACTGACTTGGTTGTTGTATTATGGTTATGGCCATCTTAACTTAGTTTTATATTATCTAATTTCTTCATAGTGTAATCTACGTTGAACTCTATATCTTTAATCCACTCACCTTGTAGAGTAGCATCTAGTTTATTATACTCCTCAATAAAAGCCTCTGCATAAAAGTTAGTAGCTGGAGTACCATACTTGCCAATTTTTTTAGAAATTAAGGAGGCTATCCTCTCTAAGCTCTTTAAGTTAGTACTCATAAATTTCCCCGTTTTAAGGTTTCTCACTTTTAACGGTTTAATCATTATCCACTTTAAGATGTCATAAGTAGGAGGCCTCTTTCCTGGCTTCCTTCCATCTTCTACATCCTCCACATAATTAGCTCCAGCGCCTACAGCTCCAAAACTTACGCCTCCTCTGTTTTTATCTAAATCCCAAATTAAAGACTTAGACAAAGTTCCTTCTGATGTATTAATCTTTGTAGTATAGCTCTTTCCTCTTGAGTTCTTCCTGGTCCTATTTACAGCTAGAAGTTGTCTAGCTTTCTTAACTACATTATCTGAGAATATCTCTAGCTCCTTGTATGTGTTATCAAACTCTTGCTCCATTATCCGCTTACTAAAGTTGTATCTATTGGATTATCTTTAGGCTGAATACACGCATTAGCTTGATAAGGAACTGTAATAGCATAGGAAGCGTTATAGCCACATAAGACATTCTTATACTCCTCCATAAAAGGCTGGAGCTGTAAAGGTAGACTCACCTCAAACTGTTCATCTCTTGTGAAGATACTTAGGCCATGCCTAATCTCAGCGTCTAGGTCTGTTAGGTTTCTTAGTGTATCACTTAAAATCTCTAAGATTCGCTCCTCTTTGTTCTCTTTTTGAAATAGTAAGTCAGCACACACTATCTCGAAGTTATAGGTCATTTGTCCTTTCTCCACAGATACTAGTCCTGGAACTATGTGAATAATAGGAAATAGAGTTTCCTTCTTTAAGTCCATAAGGTCAAGCTGACCATAGTTAAAAGACTTTACAAAGTAGTGGTCTGTGTAATAGGTCTTGAGTTTCTCTATAATGTTAACTAGTGTAATCATCTTGCTGCGTTTTGGTTTCTTACTTTTCTCATCTCCTCTTGGTTTTTATCCTTTAGCCAGGAGAGATAAGTTAGACTCTCATAAATTGGCTTTTTAGTTATTTCCTCTATATCTAAAAACCTATCATTACTCATTATGGCCAGAGTATTATACCAGCCATATTTCTCAGCTACTGAGTTATGAGTTTGCTCTTCTCCAGTTCTTTCTTGATACTCCTCTTCTCCTTCTCCGCTATTGTATAGGTTCTCAAAGTCTCTAGTAAGTCTATCCCTAAACGAAAAAAAAAAGATTGCGCCCCTATTACTTTATCCATTGTCAGACTTAAAAAGTCATCAGAATTATCGTCTATGTGACTATCTGAATAATGCTCAATAGTGTACTTCTTGCCTCTCTTTTTAGTTATAGGTCTAAACAGAATACTCATTATTTTATGAGCGTTTTCCCAGTAGCCTCCTTGTTTCATTAGCTCCTCATAATCTACCCACTCACCAGTAGATAGCTTACTAAGGTTTGGAACAAATCCAAACTCCCTCCCTTTAAATTTAAAGGTCTGCTCAAACTTAATATCTGCTGTGTTGTTGTCTAGTATCTTTATTAGGTCACCATAAATATTATTAAGGTCCTGGATGTTTAAAGACCTAACTACATCAGTAGTCAAATTACAGAAAAGCTCCACACAGAACATCTTCTCCTCTAAGCTAGAAATCTCTTTATTCCTAGACTTGTACATCGTATAGGCTCTAAAGGTTTTTAGTTCTATCTCACTCCAGGAAGTTGGTATTTTAATTTCTTTGGTTTTCATTTGTTATTAGTTAGTGTAGTTTTGTCCAAATCTGTTCCCTTTTACATAATTGCGTACTCTCCGCTGAAAGGTTTTTGGAGCTTCATTATAAGTCCATAGCGTATAGCATCAATTCCATGATTGAAGTTGTCTATAGGCTCATTAAGTATCTTTTGGTTTTTGTCTTCTTTGTACTTGTAGTTCCTAAACTCCTTTATTAAGTCCAAGCTGTCTGATGTGACAAAGAGCTTATAAGTCCTCATTAAGTCAATTCCTATCCTTATGCTGTCTGGTCCTTTCTTAGTAGGTTTAATGTTAAAGCCCGTTCTGTAAATCTCCTCTATACTTTTAGGCTCTGCTGAATCTGCAAATATCTCAGCTCCTCTAGTTATTTCTAAAGCCTTTAGCTCTCTGGAGATGTCTTGGTTTGTTAGGCCAGTAGTATAAATTAACTGCTTAAAGTAAAGCTCATCTCCTCTTTTGTATATTCTGACCAAAGCGGTTGGATCATTCGAGTAACCAAAATCTAAGCCCAGACTTAACTCTTTAGCGTTCTCTGGAATCTCATCCACTTGGCCTACATTGTCAAATACCAAGCTCCTACTCTTTCCTCTTTCACCTAAACCATAAACAGCCCAGTAGTTGGAGTCTGTTTCTTTTAGTCTTTCTATCTCCTGGATTATAGACTCTGACAGAAATGGATTGTCTAAGTAGGTACTCTTAAAGAAAGTAGCATCATCTCTGGTCATGACCTTATCATAAATCCAATGAAATTCGTCAGATGGATTGTAGTCCAGGATTATCTTATCTGTAGTTCTTAGGCTTAACTGCATCCAGCTCTCCAGGTCTATCTCATTACACTCATTAATAAAAAGGATGTTCCTCTTTCTACCTCTGACCTTCTGAGGCTGATCCAGACTAATAAACTCTACTGTGTTTCCAAACAGCTCATAAGTTAGCTCTGACTTGTTATGATACTTCTCAGAGTAATATCCCTCCTTCTGGATTATCTCCATAAAGTCACGCATAGCAGAGGCCTTTAAAGCTGGTAGTGTTCTCCTACAGATAGTAATATAAGATCCACAGTCTTTATTCTCCCAGCAATAGTCTACTAATACTTTGAGTATAGAATATGTTTTGCCAGACCGAGTTCCTCCTTGATTAACTGAGATTCTAGTCTTACAATTACTAACGTCATAGTATGTCTTTGGCTGACTAACCAAAGTAGGAGTCTATAGTTTCTTTAGCTTGGTCAAAGCCAGTACAGACTTCTGCCTTATATCCTCTCTCTCTCATCTGCTTAATGACTTCCTTCTGATAAATGGAAGCATAGTTTCCTTTTACTTTTAGCTCTATGGCTAGGCCATGATATTCTCCTCTCGGCTCTAAGATTATTAAGTCTGGAAAGCCTTTTCTATATCCTCCTAGCTTCATCTTTCTAGCTTGAGTTATGCTAGTCCTTATTCCTCCAGCAGAGCCATTAAAAAGGATATTCCCCTTGAGCATTTTAAGATAGTTTACTACTGCTATCTGTAGATGTAGCTCTCCTTCTTTTCTAGGCGCTCTTGGTTGTAGTTTCATTTCTTAGAGTATTTCTTTAAGGCTTCTATAACTATACTACCAACACAGAAAGCTTTCTCCTTACAGAGCTGTACTAATTCATTAGCCTCTTCATAGTCTTTAATTTTAAAAGATATAGGTATGGTCTTGTGCGTTTCATCTATCACTAACTCCTCAGAGTCTAGCTCTACATCCTCAAAAGGAAAGCCATCCAAACCCCAAGATTGAAGTGGTAAATAATCCCACTCATTAGCTAATAGATCCCAGTCATTATCCCCAAAGCTGATATTATCTTTTATTATAAACTCTAGGCATTGTTCCTCATAAGTAGCTTCTTTAATTCCCTCTTTCCTTCTAGCCTTATTATTTATCTCAGCGTGTTCTCTTGTAAAAACCTCTATAGGAACCTCTTTCTTTTTTAACTCCATACAAGCCTTATACCTCATATTTCCTCCTAGAATCATATTATCTAAATCCACTTTTATAGGATTCATTAACATAAAAGCTGGAGATACTTTGACTGAATGTAAAAGGAGTTTATACTTCTCATTCTTTATCAATCTTGGATTGTCTGGGTTTGGAGTTACGCTCCCTATCTTAACTATTTCCATTACTCTTCATCTTTTGGTTTCTGTTTATCTAGTACCCAGCTTGGAGCTAGTAGCTCATTTCCTCCGCTAGTTATATCTATCCTCCTATCATCTCCATAACCTCTCTCTCTTCCTCTATTGTTCAGCTCATACATTATCAGAGTGTTTGATCCTGGCTCTTTCTTTTGTATTCTGCTTAGTAGCTCATTCTCCAGAAAGTCTAGCCTTAAATTCATTATCTCGCTCACCTTCTCTCTAAAATCTGGGTCATCTTTTTTCCACTTGTTAAATTGAGTCTTTCCAATTCCAGCAGCCTTACAAGCTGTGGTGCTTATTCCCATAGTTTTCTCTAGTGCTTCCAGGACTCTGGCCTTTCCCACAGTAGTTCTTAGCTGCTCCTCCTTTTTTAAAGGTTCGCTTTGGTTCGATAATTCACTCATATCTCCTCTTATTATTTAGTCCTTATTTCCGTTCTTAAAGTACCATCCATAGGAATCATTAAACCTTTTCTCTAAGGCTCTCAGATAGCCTCCTATGACCTTACACAGTCTTATCATTATCTTACTTAGTAATCCCAACACCAGATAGGAGTTTCTTCACCTACATAAGCTCCTATTACATTATAATTAAAGTATTCATAGGCATCCTCTAGACTCATATCTTTCTCTAGTATCTCTAAGCATTTAGATACAGAGTAAATTAATCTCATACTACTCTCCTCAAATCCTATTACAGCCTCATCAAAACCATCAGCTTTTAAAAATTCATCTTCACCAAAGCTCTTTATAATTTGTTCTAACATATTTTAATCTTCTAGTGCGCTCTCTATCTTTTTAATTACTTGCTTTAGGTCAGCCTTTATACATGGTGGACAGCTTCCAGGTGACTTTCTAGCTCCAGTTATTTTAGTGTATAGCTGATAGGCTTTAGATAGGTCTTTAGCACTCACTCTTGAAGAGTCCAGAATAGCTGATAGAAACTCTTTGTTATCTAGTAGCTCCTTCATTTCCTCCTTAGTACTACTCCATAGCTCTAGTGGACAGCTTCCAAACTTTAGTTTAGTCTTGGCGTCCATAAAGCATCCACAGAGCTTTTTAGTTTCTCCATTGTGTTCTATCTTCTCTCCTATTACTGGCTTTCCACAAGTCCTAGTTTTATCTCTAAAGTGTTCACAGCTCTCACAGATTGAGATCCTTTTCTTCTGTCTTTCCTTTGTTACTGTCCAGCTCATTTGTAATTATCCTTAATGTGCTTTTTAACTTTGTTTATGGTATTGTAAAGAGTCTTTCTGGAGATTCCACTTTTCTTGGAGAATTTAGTGAAGCTCATACCTCCACCTCCGAAGTAAAACTTAAAAACTTCTCTCTCAAAATAAGGAAGTCTTTTAATTAGTAAATCTACTTTCTCCATATCTACCATTTTTAAAAAGTCTACTTCATTAAAAGGCTCTTCTATCTTATCAGTCAAACCTCCATCAGCTTTCTTATTTCTCCAGCTCATTTCCTTCTTATAGAAGTCTGAGTTTTTACTATAGAGCTGAGTTTTAAGGATCATTATACAGTAGGCCTCTGCTTTATTCTCCTCATCTAATCTCTTGAGGAGTTTTTTATCTTTCTCCAGAAGTATAATGTACAGCTCTTGGACTAATTCCTCACCTATCTCTATACTCTTACTTAACTTTATGGCTAGTTTTCGATAAAAGCTATACTTGTCCACGTATCTCTCCAAGCTCATAGTACAAATGTAAAGATAATATTATACTTTTGTAGAAGTTTGTTTTTCAATTTGGTTGATGGAGGATAGGTAGAGTTTGGATTGATTACCCAGCTCACCTATCCTTTTTTTTTAACTGCATTTAAACCACATTAAAACGTGGCTTATTTGTGCGTTGTACACAATTGTTTTTATTAAGGTCTTTCACTAAGTCCGCATTTATAACAATTACCCTTACCTCTTGGGTATTTTATATAACAATCACAAAACAAAAGTCCGCTTTGCTGTACAACAACGGGTATAGTTAATTTTTTAACTACTTCATCCATTCTATAATAATCCGTTGCTCTTTTTAAGCAGGTTTCCATACTTACATTTTTCCAACCATCTAATACCTTTTGGTTGTACAGTTCGTCTGCTAATTGTTTTACTTTATCCATAATATTTGTTTCTTTTAATCCGTTAAAAATCTAACCATACCCAAACCGTTAGCAATAAATTCACTAATCTTCTACCATTGAGTAAGTCTTTTAATTTCATCCACTAACTCAATCAATTCTGACCTCGTAATATCTTTAGGTACGTCAATCACATAATCTTCTTTATCTTCTTTCCATTGCACTATTGCAGGAGATAAATTTTCGTTTGGGTTTAAAATCATTTTTTCTAACATCGTTTTTTATTTTTAAGTTATTACTATTTAATCCGTTCATAAGTTGCTAACATCGTGTATATGGCATTAAAACGACCACATACACACAGCGTTAATGCGCAATTATAGTTTTAGGCAGTGTTAATTCTACACAACCAGTACTATATATTTTACCTTTTGCATCTATCAAAGTATATCTATTCTCTAAAGTCCAACCATTCATACTGTGTATAGTTACTTGTACTGGTTTTTCTGCTTTCTCAATCCAAATAATAGTATCTTCTACATTTTGGTCGTTTTTACACCCAACTAAAAAAGCGCATAACAGCGTATATAAAACATATTTACTTACTTTACTTTTAATTAAATTTCTCATAATCTTAAATTTTATTTATTATTTATTAATCTATTCTTAAATTATCCAATACTGTTTTATATACTGCTACAGTTGTAGGCAATTAAAGCCCACAGTTCCCACAGTTCTTGCAATTCTTGTCCCGTGCGTGAACCATATTCCCACATTTACATTCTGTATAGTAGCTTCCATTGGGGTTTAACTGTTCGCTCTGCCCTACAACACTAAATAAAACACATATTAAATCGTGTGCTTGATGTTTAGTTAGTTCTCTATTGTCTAAGTCTGTTAATATACTTTTAAGTTGTTCTGTCTTTTCCATACGTGTTTTATTATTTTCGTTACCCACAATACTACTTTTCGAGTACATATCTAAGATGCTCAACTTCCTTTCCTTTTCTGTGTACTTGTATCCCTATTCTTGTAGGTGTTCCATTATTATCAGCCATCCCGCCAATACTTACAATTTCGCTCACTTCAATTACTTCGTGCTGTTCTTTTTCTACAACCATATAAGGGTAGTTAATAGAACCGTTTTTAAAATCTTCAATCTCTTTTTCTGTAAAATATTTCATCGTTTTTTATTTAAGTTTATTATTAATGACCCGTAAAGTGGGTAACACTAAATATAAAACAGCAAAAAATCCGTTTTATATTCTTAACATTAGTAAATAGGAGGATTTGATTTATTAATGAAATGGTAAACTATTTGATTTCCTCCTCCACTTAAAGGGATCATTATTGTAAATGATTTGTGAGGGAAAGGATTACTGGCCACTCCTGGAAGCTCATCCCACTTTGTGCTGTTGGAATACTACAGTTGAAAGAGTTTACTGGTTTGTAATTAGTAGCCTTACTTTTTACATCCACTTTAAGCTCATCTATTATTAGGTCATAGTCATAAGTAGAATTAAACTCCACCTTGTATCCTTTGCTTGTAAATAAGTCATAGACTATAATTTCACCTACTGCTCCTATCAGATTTCCTTTGCCTTTAGTTATAGATCCTCTTAACTCCTGGAAAGGATAGAGCTTTTTTGCTCTCTCTATTTGCTCCTTAGATATTTTTATCAGCTCCATATTATTCTTTTAAAAGGTTGTCATAAAACTAAGTCCATTGTTCAGCCATTGCTTCTGCTATACCTTTAAATGTTTTACTTCTTAACGTGCTTCTCTCTGCTGCGTTCTTAGAGTTTTGTAAAGATTTATAGTACCACATAGGCATTCTTTTCTTTACTCCTTTCTTACTTACAAATTCAAAAAACTCTCCTTTATCTACCACGTTAGTTTCTTTAAGTATTGGTAGATTTTTAAGCCATAAACAAGTAGATTTAGTAGCTTTATCACCAAACATCCAGGGCTGTACTATTTGGTCTGGCTTTCTTACCATAGTGCTGATAACACCAATCGGATTCTCTATTGCTATCTTTGGGATAGGCGCGTCCATTAACTGCTGAACAAAAGCTAAAGCCTCTGATTGCTGCTGTCTTCTATTTAGATGTTTTGGATGTGGTCTTCTGTCTTTAAAATCTAAATCTTTATCTTCTGGGTTATACATCCACCTAGCTCCACTAACTGCTAAATAAGTACAAGGTGGAAACGCAATCATCATATCCCACTCCCAACCTATCTGCCTTATCTTATCCCCTTTATATTCAAAATCTTCGTTTCCACTCCAAACATCTAATCTTAAATCAAAGTTATCGTTTGTAGTTACTTCTTTAGAATCAAACCATCCGTTCATTACATCTATTAAATCTTCTTGAAAGTGCCACTCTGGATGACCTCCACTACAAGGAAGTAAATCACAGCTAAAAGCCTCGTGACCTAATTTTCTTAACTCCTTTGTAACTGCTTGGCTTTCTTCACAAGCCACTAAAATTCTTTTTTTCATTTTGTTATTTGGTTATATTTTTAAAGGTAGAATGTATCCAGAAGTGTTCTGGCCTACCCCACTCGGATTCTTTTGTACTCTCACACATAGTTAAAATACCTTTTTTAGTGAGCTGAGTAATTGCTCTCCTTATAGATGTTATAGGCACATTATTAGGATAAAGGTATAGAATATCAGAAGGAGTTAATTGTTTCTCTGTGGCTTTGTAAAACATCTCTATAGCTTCCTCTTGCTTTAGTGATCCAGCTTTACATTGGTTTAGTATCTCCTGGCCTACTGGAGTAGTGTTAAAATAAGATTTGTACTTGTAGTTCATTTTATTGGTTTTTACTCAGTTTGTATTAAGCCTTTCTAGGCCCTCTAATTACTTTCTGCTCACATATTACCTCTAATGTATTTAAGTACACTAGTGAGCTTGTTTAGTGCCTTAATATTAATCTTAGCTATGTTCTAAATGTAGATCCTTTAAATTCTATTATGTTAAACATGGAAAACATCCTATCATAAACTCTTGGTCCATACTTAGTGCTAAACTCAAATAGTCCAGCTTGTAGATTGCCCTCCTCCTTTGGATCGTAATTGCAAGTAAGGTGAGTTAGTGCGCTGTTGGCGTATCTCTTCTCTAAAATATCCTTAAAAAGATTAATCTTTCCATAGTTGGATGCATCTCTCTCAGTTTTCAAATCATCAAAGTATTTAGCTTTGGCCTTAAATCCGTTAAAAGTTCCTTTGATATATTTCTTATTAAATACTTGTTTGTCTGAGGGACTAGTACAAGCCTCAAACTCATCCACTATCCCCATAGCATGATAACTCATGAAGCTCTTATCACATCCATTCAAAGCTAACTGCAAAGCTGCCATGTACGAACTTTTACCAGTTCCATAAGTTCCAATTATTAAAAGGCCCTTTTCAAAGCTAGGAGTGTTTTTACTCTTCATAAGATTATCACAGTCAAAAAATCGGCTGTCCTCTGAAAAGTAAAATATCAAACTTTTTAAATTCTCAATAGCCTCCTCTGTTTCTTTGAACTTCTGGAGAGGGTTCAAAACCTTCCAGAAATATCTAAACCTACTCCAAAGCTCTTTGTCTGTAAATTGTATTTTTGGATCTTGGAATTTTAGATCCTCTTTTCTCTCTGTGTTTATATCAGATATTCTCATCTCATTAATGGGTTTAGTTTGTTTTCCTTGTTGTCATAATTTCCCTCTATTATTTTTACAAAATTTGAGGAATTAATTATCCAGTCAAAATTAGCTTTCCAGTTTCTATCATTTTCACCTTGCAAAAAACCAGATTCTTTTACTTTTTTAAAGGCTTGGCTTAACTCAGCTCTTCCATGTTCTTTGATCCTGGATTTAATATGTTTCTTTCTTTCTGAGTTTAGAGCTTTTAACTTTGAAAGTTTCCAATCAAAAGAGTTAAATTCTAAGATTATATTTTCATAATCGACTCTTTCTTCTTTCTCTTTCCCTTCCTCTTTCCCTTCCTCTTTCTCTTTCTCTTGTTGTGGAGGGTTTAAAAAAACTTTTTTTACCCCTTGCCAAGGGTCATAATTCGGAGTAGTTTTATTCAAAGAAATCACTCTATCCTCATATCCTTTCACTTGAGTATCAATAGAATTAGTCTGGCTGATATAAGCGAACTTGGCCATACCTTTTAATCCTTCTGGCCTTATTCCTAAAAACTGCCTATCTAGTAAAGCATTTAGAAAAGCTACTTTGTCTTTATCAGTTTCTAACTCATTATAAACGTCATAATAAGACCTAAAGAAATTAAACCCTTTGCGCTTGGTTAATTTCATATTAGTCTATTTTGTTGTTTAAATTAATTACTTGCTCTTTTAGTAGCACATACTCAAACAAGCCCAGCTCTGATACTTCCATCTCGTATAGATTCCACTTAAACATTCTACTGATGTACTTCTTAATATTAGCATAGCTCTTGTTTTTAACTATGAAATTGGCCTCTACATTATCAAATAAATGTAAAGTTATTAATGCCATTGGCATCCTATAGCTTTCTAGTCTTTTCATTAAGTTTTGTTTTCTAATAAGGTGAATAATTTAGTAGATTGTATCTTCATAATTCTGGATAGTATCTCCAGGTATGGAAGGAATCTGTGTTCCTCCTTCATTAATCTGTCCAGAGTAGGTCTTGAGATTTCCAGTATCTCCATTATTTCCTCCTTAGTTTCAAATCTACCTTTTAAAGTTTCCTGGAATTGAGTTATCGGAATCCAAGTTCTCATTTATTTAATTTTATAGCTATTACTTGACCAGCCTCTACATAATAAGCTGGATCAATAAGCTCACCTTCCTCTGTCACCATCTGATTTCCTTTTAGCCTCATTTTGTAAGCTGTCTTGTGGCTGTCTTTCAGCTCTTTTAACTGGTCCTCTAATTGGCTTATCTCCTTTATGTGTGAAAAGTTCCATCTACCAGCTCCATTTCTAACTTGAATCTGTGCGCCATAGACCTTTAGGTCTTTACTTTCCACTCCATAGGTTTCGGCCTCTGTGAGAGCTTGGTCTTTTAGCTGTTTGTTGGCTAACTTACATACCTCCTCCATGTGCTTTATAGCTACAAAGGCCTCTAATGGATTTACAAATCCCTCATTAACCGAGGAAACTAAATCCTCGGCCATTTTAGATACTGATTTATGCTCCAGTAAAAGCGAATTTTCTTTTTTCATTTTCTGAATATTAAGATTAAAATGGAGCTTCTTCACTATCAAATCCCAGCTTTGTAGCTAGTTCTAAGTGTTCAGCACTTACCTCTGTACTTTTGTCCTGGATCACTTCCTCATATTCGGGTGTCATTTTCATCTGGTCTTTAATAAAGTCTGGTAAGGTTTCAAACTTCTCTGTACTCCAGTTTTCATTATAGTCTAGAATAGAGTTAGGATTTATCTGAGATGGAGCATCTACTCCTTTTGGTAGTCCAGAAAGGGAGCTAATATTAGCATAAACATTACCATTCTTATTCTCTCTGTGAATTACTCCTAGTGAACAAGGCACACCTATTAGCTTTAGTATATCAAAATCTCTAGCTTCTGCCTCTGTAAAGCTCTTACCTCTCCAGCTCTCTAAGTCCTTTCTCAGATTTGCTTTTTCGTGCATACTTAAAGTATACTCCTTAGATATTACCATTGGCTGCATTTCCTCCTCATTAAACTTCCTCATCTCTCCAGGAAGCTCAAAAGTGATTCTTACTTTGTCAGTTTCTTTTACTTCTCCTAAGTACTCCCAAGTAACTGTTCCTATGTGAATCATCTCATAGCATCTAGCTATGTGTGTTCCAGATGGTACTTTCTCTCTGTTTTGTTCTTTTACCTTTGCTTTAATCATCTTAAAATTTATCTAAATTATTTTTTAGGATTCTTTTAGGCTGTCCTTTGCTCCTTGTTTTTGCATAGTGAAAAGAATCATCTATGTACTTTCTTTGTTCTTGCTCTAAGCTCTGATGGCTGAGTCTTATAAATTCTTCGCTGCTTTTACCCATTTCTTTCTAAGTTTTTAAGTGTTTTACTTTTCATGAAAATAGCTGCTCCAGTATGTGTTATGGATAAGCTCATAAACGTATTTACATTTATCTTTAGTGAATTGGCGTTATTGTCCTTTACTATATCAGTAGAGCCTTTACCTATTAGCATAGTATCAAACTTATGATAGTTAGCTGGTAGGTTAGTTAAGAGTTCTGGAGTGAGTTCTATTTTCTGATATTCACCTTTTAAAATATTGGTGATTTGGTTTTTATGGATAAATAGCTCTTGCTGTATAGTGCCATTCAAATACCAGATTACGCTTGCTGATTTCATTCTTTGGTTTGTTTAATTATAAATTTGGAAGTGGAGTTTTTGTCTTTCAATCTCTACCTCTATTAGTGTTATTCCTATATTATCTCCTTCTACTTTATTGGAGTAATTTCTGAGCATATTCTCACAGCTTTGGAGCTGTTGGTCTGTTCTGCTGGTCCAGATGGCTTTCATTATCTGGATCATTTCTTCTTTGTTGTTCATTTCTCAAATATTAAATTAATAATCACTTGTAAACTCATCCCAGCAGTACCTACTACATACTACCTCATCCTCCTCTATCTCATTATCACAGACCATACAGACCTTATTAAGCTCCTGGTTACACTCTAGGCAGTATTCCTCCCTATACCATTTCTCCAAATAAAAGTCTGCTGTATAGTCCTTGTTGCAATTCTCACACTTTTCCATAGTGATACTCTTTTATTTTGTCTAAAGTGTTCTGAGCCTCTTTGATCCACCTATCACTTCCATCTGTATCACATAGCTCTAGACATCTGTTACTCCTCTTAATCTGTATATCAAAATCTAGCTCTAATCTACCTAGCTCTGATAACTCATTTACGCATTGTTCTAAATTTGGCATTGTCTGTTTTTTTATGGTTTTTAATCTACTGCTTTATAGTATCCTTCCTTTGAGTAGAAATCCTCGTAGTAGAAATGCATAGTCATTCCACTTTCACCAATTGTTGGGAAATTAACTCTGGCACCATCATACTCATTTTTTAATACTTTTCCTTTATGACCTTTGTATCTAACTTCATCTCCTACAGAAATCTTAACTGAAATAATGTTTCCATCTCGTTCAATTTCTACCTCATTCACTTCCTCACCCTCTTCATCTTCTAATTTTTGCATTCTAGTTAAAGAATCTAGTCTGTATTTCTGTGCCATTGTTATTCCTAGACCTTCGCTAGTTTCTAAATCTGTAATAATAAAATCATCTACTGTATACGGACTTTGTTTTTCATTAACATTTGCCCACTTCAATTCTGACTTAATATATTCCTTCACCTCTTTTTTTGAATTAAAATATTCGATATCATCGTTAATCTGACTTTTCACTTTATAATTCATTTGTCTGTTTTTCTTGGTTTAAACTAGCTCAGTAATTCTAAACTATACGCAAATATAAAGTTTATTTTACATTAGAAAGCATAAACAAGCATATTTATTTTACTAAATAATCACTATAGGCCATTAAGATGTAGATAGGGTAAGGGTTTAATCCCTTTCAAATACTGTGAATAGTATAGGAATAATAGATAGAGCTGCCAGGATAAGGTTAAACTGGTTAACTCCTTTTAGTTCCATGTCTAAAAAAGCAGCAGTAGCCAGAATACCAGTTACCGTTCTCTTAGAGCTTAACTTTCCTTTTCTGTCTTTTAACACTCCTAAGATAGCAGCAGCTAAAGAAATAGATCCTTTTAGTATTCCCATGTTATTTTTAATAGTAAAGGCCTCAGATTGGCTCTTTTGTCCTTTAAATAGGTTTCTAATACTAAACTTCTTTTTAGTGCTTTCCTCCTCCATTCTTTTTATTTGGAATGAGTGCATCTACTATCCTTTTAACTAAGTTGTAGATAGAGTTATCTTTCTCGCTTGGAGTTAGTCTTACTATAAGCTCAAAAATCAAAAGAGCTGCTGTAATAATTTCCCAAAGGTTTGCTGTAATAATTTCCATTTTTAGAATTTTTATTTATCTGTTATCCCACCTGGCATAAGTTCCTCTTATGTCATAGTGTACAAAGGTATTGTATAATCCCATCCCTCCCTCAGTCACATACTCATACCTTATAAGTGTGTTTATGACTGAGTAGAGTTCTGTGGGGTCTAATTCTTTTACTTTTATATCTGCTGCTTTACCTAATAAGTGCTGGCTGTCAAAAACTCCTCCTACATCTTTATTATGAGTAGGACATCTGTATGCATTGGTCAAAATTATAGGCCTCTGAATAAAGGACCTAATTATCTGTAATTGATTAGCTAATTTCTTTACTTCTGTAAAAACTAAATCTGGCATTTGACAGCCACATTTACACTCAAACTCATGAAGCTGGAAGTCTTTAGTTAACTGCATTACTTTTTGTTAGGTTTCGCTT